ACAGAATCTTTACCTTTTGTAACAGGGAATATTTTATGACCATAACTTCTAATCTCTTGTATTGATTTAGGTTCAGCACTATCTGCATATATATGTTCTAATGCTCTGCTTTCAGTTATAAAATTACTTATATCTCTATTTAACATACCTTTTCTATAAAGTAGTTCATCAAATATATAAGCATTATTCCATTTGTATAGTCTTATAAATGTAGATGGGTCAACACTATATCCAAAGTCTAATCCTGCACAAAGAAGTCTTGCATCATCTGGTAATTTATCTATTGACTTCCAATCAGGTATACAGGCGCCTTCTAAACTACCTATTTCTCCTAATCCATATACTTTCCACCAATTTGCCCAATAAGTAGATGTTTTTGATTTTACTTTTGCTTTCTCTATTTCTTTTACAATCGCTTCTGATAAGCTTTCGTTATCTTTATAAGTAAGCGTAATAAAATCTGTATCTTCTTGTCCTATCAATTCTTTATCCACCCAAAATAAATTAGTTGGATTATAGTCTAGCCATATATCCCCAGATGTTCTAATTGCTAATTGTTGATATGATTCAAAGTTTATATTATTGCACTCATTAAGAAATAAATCTGATCTTCTTGCACCTCTTAGTTTATCTGGTTGGTCAGTAGAAAAAAACTCTATATAACTGCCTGTACTAAATTCGTATTTTAAAGTGCTTCTGTTAAACTTTCTTTCATCGTATCTATTCGTACCCTTCATAATACTTAAAAAGTCTTTTAAAGCGCCTCTACGTAAATGTGGGATACTCTCAGTTTTTTTCTCAGCAACTACACTTATCTCTTTATATGGATTTTTAATTGCATAATCAATAAGGATCATTAGTATTGCAATAGTTTTACCTGCGCTACTACCCCCTCTAATAATCTTAATTCTTTTGTTAAGTTTGCGTAATCTTTTTACTGCTTGTGTTTGCGTAAACATTAATCAATGAATAAAGGTACATCATCGTTTATATGTATGTCTTTTGTTTCTTTTGGTCGGCCTACATAATAATTATAATAGAGCTGTACATATTTATAATCTTTTTTCTTTAAACCTTCTTTTAATGCCTCATATGCTAAAGGTTCTAATGGTTTAAGTTTTTCTATAAGTTGCAATTCTTCTGTTTTTGGTTTTCGACCTGCGCCTATTCTTTTACCACCGTTGTTAATTCTTTTATCCATAATTGAAAAAAATTGATTAATCAATCTTTATATATATCGTATTTAGCCTGTAATTTTATACAGCTACTTTACATTTTATTTTTTCAACTGATTTATAATTATAAAGTTTTAACTTATTATTATAAGAATATTTTACAGGATTTAATATAGTGTTTTGTAAATATTTAAGTGTAGGATTAATTTGATTTTCGTAAATATGCGCATTTATAAAGTTTATATGTATATATCCGACTTTATAGCCTGTTTGTTTTGCTATATATAATAATAATAAACTATATAAGGCTATATCATAAGGCACACCTAAAAACAGATCAGCACTTCTTTGAATTATAGTCATATTTAGTTTATCGTTACTTATATATAATTGAAAATATAAATAACAAGGAGGTAAAGCCATATCTTTTAATTGCTGAGGGTTCCATAAGTTTATTACGTGCCTACGGCTTTCAGGATGCGTTTTAATGGCCTCTATTGTATTTTTAAGTTGATTAATACCCTTACTATTATAATTAATTAATTGATGTCCATAAACAGGCCCTAAATCGCCATTTTTATTTGCCCAGTTATTCCATATTGAAATATTGTTTTCTTTAAACCTTTTAATATTTGTTTCGCCATTTATAAACCATTCAAATTCTGTTTCAAATATTTTTTGACTTATATGCTTGCTTGTTAATATAGGAAAGTATTTATTTATATTTATTTTTAAGCTTTTATTATAAACTACATATGCTTTGTATTTTGTTCTTGTTTTTTGTAGTTCGCCTTTATATAAACATTTTTTTAATATTCTTTTATATTTTATTTCGTATCTGCTCATTTATTTTAAAACAACAATCATAGAGTCGTGCATACCAGCTACATTTGTAACTTTTTTTCCAAACGTATTATAACCTATAAATTTAACTCTGCCTTTTAAAAATCTTATTTCTTTTTTATTTGGTAAAATATAATCGTGAAATAATTTTGTACTAGTTGATACTGGTAAAAGCAGAACACATAATTTATTTTTTTTGCTTTCTTCAATTGCTTTTTTTACAAAAGCCTCTTTTAATTTTCTGCTATAAGGCGGATTAATAAAGTTTCTTTCTTTCCAATTAATTTTTAAGCCGTCCCATAAATTTATATTATGATTTAAAGGGCAAGGATCAAAATTAAAATTAAATTCTTTATTTAATTCGTTATATAAATAATCAGGTGTTTGCCAATTATTAGTATTATTTAAATTTCTATTTTTCATATCCTCCATTTACAAAACTATCGAGTGCAGCTATATAACCAACTGCATCTAAAAAAGTATCTTTCTTATTACTATAAGCTAATCTACTAAGCTTTAAAGCTATCATACATTTATAAAAATCTTCAGTAGTAATTTCTTTATTACACATTTCTGAAGCTATCTTTGCAGCTTTACATATAGATTCATCAATTGGCCCATATTGTCTTTCTTTTTCTTCGCCTCTTTTAAATATAATTTTATTTGCTTTTTTTAAAATATTCATATTAATTTTTTTTAAAAGTTCCATTTACAATTTTACCTTTTCTATTTTTTATTTCGTTATAGGCTGATTCAATACATTCTTCAATAGTAAAGTTATTTAATGTTGCAAGATTTGTTAATACTACCACTATATCTCCTATTGCGTCTTTTATTTCTTTTTTATTATTTTCTAATAATGCTTTTGCTAACTCGCCCCCTTCTTCTTGAAATTTAACATATTGTGTTTTTGAATCGCCTTTACTTATAATTTCTTTATCAATTGCCCAAGCTCTAATATTATCAAACACATTATAAAAAATATTTAATTGATTTTTTTTATTATGTAATGATTTAAATATATTTCTAAACACATACATTTCATTATTTGCTTTAGATTTTTTTGCGTTGTCGATTATATGTTTCAAAACATTGGAAGGCAAAATATCATTTAAGGTTTTTATTTTGTCATTTATATTATTTGAATTACTTTCTTTAAAAGTTATTGTTTGTTTAGATATTAATATTTTTTGCATAATTATTTTTTTAATTCTTTTTTTACCATTTTATCAATAATTAATAAAAGCTTATTTATATTTTTATTTGAAATGTAATTTAATTTAAGTTTTATTAATTCTTTTTTTCTTTCATAATTAAAACTAATAGTATTTTTTGAAATAATATTTAACCAATCAATTAACTGCGGTTCATAATTTTTAAAAACTTCAAAGTTTTTTATACTATGTATAATTGTTGCGTGATTCATTTTTTTACCATTTTTTATATAAAAATCTCGTATTTGATATAAAGTCATTTTTTCATAATTTTTTAAAATAAATCCTAATAGCGATCTTGCCTCTACTACTTCTTTTTTTCTAGTATTTGCAAATACATTAACACTAGCTATTTCATTTATTTGCTTTGCTATTTTCATTGCTTTATTCATAATATACCCTCAATTATATAATTATCTATATCTTCTCCTTCTATAAAAAATTTTTCAAATATTTGAATTGCATTTATTGTTTTTCGTTTTCCTTCTAAATAAAACTCTTCGCTACAATTCCATATGCCAATATCTAATGAGCCTTTGTCTATTACTACAAACTTAAAATTTTCATAAGTAATATTAAATAATTGACAATATATATAACATTGTACATCATAAGAATATTTTTTTGCTGAATAAGGAAAGCCTCGAATATCAGTCGTAGTTTTTAAATCTACAATATTACTATTTTTAATTACATCAGCTTTTCCTCTAAACGGAAAACCCTGAATTGTACCTATTGCAGGTATTTCAAATTTACAATTAGTTATTTCTTTTAACGCTTGTTCATTTTTAAAAAAAGCATCTGCCATTTTTTCTGCATTTTCTTTTTCAGATCTTGTATATACCTCGCCATATTTTTCTTTAGCTTCTTTATATTTTTTAGTATTTTTAGAAGATACGTTTACAAATATTTGTTCACTAAATTTTTGCGGTTCTAGAATTGCTTGATGAACAAGTCTTCCATCTCTTAGTGGTTGTGTTTCAGTGCT